TGCTATGCGTAACGCACCTTTAGGGGTAGCCGGTGTAGGCGACTTCGGGGTAGTTAACGTGCAGCAAAATAGAGAAGTAACGCGTTTACTTTTACCATTTCGTAAAGCTAGCGTTTTAGGTATTGCATAGTGGCTAGTTTACAAGAAGTCCGGGACGGCCTTAAAACTACTTTAGAAAATAATATTGACGGTTTAAGGGTTTATGATGTAGTACCGGATTACGCTATTAACTTTCCGGTGGCAATAGTACTCCCGGTAAATATTAATTTTAATGTAGCTATGCAACGCGGTACGGATCAATATACTTTTGATATTTTAGTGGCCGTAGAGCGAGGTAATAGCCGTACGGCACAAGATAAATTAGACGCTTATATAACAGGGCAGGGTAGTAGTTCATTAAGGCAAGCTATATTTAATAATAGAACGTTAGGCCTAGATAACACCGACGCGAACGTTACCGGAGTTAGTAATTACGCAGCAGACGTAAATTTAAACGGTATAGACGCAATCGGTGCAAATATAAGCCTAGAAGTATTTACTAAAGGAACAAGTTAAATGCCTAAATTTAAAATAATAGGAACTAAAAAAATTGACGGTAAAAAACCGGGTAGCACTATAAACATAGACGACTTAGATAAAATTATTACCTTAACTAAAGCCGGGCATATTGCAGCTATAGATAAAAAAGAAAATTTAAAAAAAGTAGAAAAAGTTTTTGATCAAGATAAAAAGAAAAAAGATGAGGTTAAATAATGGCTAAATATGTTTTTACGGACGGTAAATTATTTTTAGGCGGCTACGACTTTAGTAGTCATACTAACGCGGTTACTTTAGACGTTACAGTAGACGAGCAAGAAGTAACTACATTACAAAGCGGTGGTTTTAAAGAAAGAATAGGCGGGCTAAAGGATAGCAGTTTATCTATAGACGGTTTTTTTGAGGCCGGTAGTGAAAAACCGGACGCTTTATTAGGCGCTAACGTAGGTAACGAAATTATTTGCACCATAGTTCCAGACGCCGGAGTAGGTAATACCGCATACTTTTTAAAGTCTAAATTATTTAGCTATACGATATTAGGGGCTATAGGCGAAGTAGCACCGTTTAGTTTATCTAAAGCTAATAGCACCGATAAAGTCGTTAGGGGTACTATAGAAATAGATAGCGACATTACCGCGACAGGATCAAGCACCGGAATACAATTAGGCGCCGTATCATCAACCGAAAGCATATACGCGGCGATACATTGCACTGGCGTTAGCGGTACGAGTACCCCTACTATTACATTCGTATTAGAAAGCGATGATAACGCTAGCTTTACTAGTGCTACTACTAGAGCTACCTTTACGGATATAACCGCTATAGCTAGCGAAATAAAAAAAGTTAGCGGGGCTATAACCGACGATTATTGGCGACTTTCTTATACCGTTAGCGGTACTACTCCTAGTTTTAGTATTCACGCTACGATTGGTATAGAATAAGCACTTCAACCGGCTAATTTCTGCCGTTTTGCCGCGTTTAAAATTCACGGCTTTACAAGTTACCGTACCTATAAAATAATTATATTTTTTTAAAAAATATTAAAAACTAAAGACTTATTTACGGTTTTAGTTATATACTCTCCTCATTAAACGAATTACTTAGGGAGGTAATAGATGAGTAAAAAAACAGGTTGGTTTAAAAACGAAGTAGTCGATTTATCAAATTCTAATGTTGATTTAGATAATAACTTTGACATAATCTTCGGTACTAAAACACACGTAGAGGATTTTATAGGTGGTAAAGCTACTTTTAAAATTACTTTTTGGGGTAAAAGCGGAAAAAATATTTTTGCAACTAAAACCGATTGCACCGTAACTTTTAGATTTCCTAAAGGTTGGACTATTAAAAAAATGTTAGAAACCGGTTTAAATGAATTAGGTTTCAAAACTACTAGACACGAGCTACACGGCTGGGTACAAGTTAAAGGAGTTAAATAATGGATATATTATCACAAAAAAGATTTTTCTTGATTACGGAAAAATTTACATTTTTTAAATGCGGTAAATGTTATAACTATTTAGCTAAAACTTGGAATAAAAATAACGTTCCACGTTGCGGTAACTGTAAAACCGTTAAAGATAAATTAAGCGATAATTATTATTTAGAAACAATTAATTACGCTAGAAATCGTAACTAATACTCCCTAAGTAAAAGTTACGTACGTATAAAAGCCGGGTTTAACGACCCGGCTTTTTCTTATGTCATATTACGCAAATCTTTATCAACGCGACTTAAAATTTAATTATTAAGTAAAGGAGTTAAATTGGCAAAGTTTGTATTAACTGACGCTAGCGTAACTATTAACAGCGTGGATTTAAGCGACCACGTTGCTAGTGTTACTTTAGATATTACGGCTGATGAAGTTGAAGAAACTGCGTTCGGTCAAACTTTTAAAAGTAGATTAGGTGGATTAAAAGACGGTACATTAAGTATTGACTTTCAGCAAGATTTTGCAGCAAGCGAAGTCGACGCTACATTATGGCCACTTTTAGGAACTGTTACTACTTTTGAAATTAAGGCTACTAGCGGCGCAGTATCTAGTACTAACCCTAAATATAGTGGTAGCGTATTAGTAAACCAACACCAACCCGTAGCTAACGGCGTAGGTGAATTAGCAAGTTTTTCTGTTAGTTTTCCAACTAGCGGAACTATAACTAGAGCGACTTCTTAGTATGTCCGCAATTCAAGGGTTACACCAACTCACGCTTGTAATTGAAGACGGTACTAAAAAGGAAGTAACGTTAAGGCCTATAGATTTTGTTGCGTTAGAGCGTAAATTCGGTCAAAGACCGGCTAGCGATCTTGAAAAGCTTAGTTTTGAGGAGTTAATGTATTTATGTTGGCACGCTAGCAAGCGTACCGGCGTTACAGATGATTTTGATAAATGGCTTAATACCGTAGCAAGTATAGACGGAATAGGTACCGATAACCCGGAGTAACAACCGGCTATTATTTAGACTTAATAGCCGAAGTTAGTTTGGCCGCCGGTCTTAATCCTATGGAAGTAGCGGAGTTACCGTTACCTATGTTTTTAGCGTTACAGCAAGCTTTACAAAAACGAGCGGAAGAATATAAAAATGGCTAAAAATATTTTTAAAACTACAAGCGATACGGGTATAGCCGTAGAGGGTTTAAATGATACTATTAGGGGTTTACGCGAGTTATCCGCAGGATCAGAAGTTAGAAAAGCTTTAAGGGTATTACATAAAGATATTTCAAAGCAAGTAGAAAACCGTACTCGTATTGAGGCTTTAAAGCAAAGTGTAAATGGTAGGCCTGCACCTAAAAGAACGCAGGGTGCTAAAGGTTACGTAGGCGGCGGTACCGACCGTAGCGCTTATTTAGATATTCGTAAAACTAATAAATTCGTACGTAACTTAGAATTTGGCCGCGATTATCAGTTTTTAAATTTTTATAATAAAACGCAGGCTAAAGGTAGTAACGTTAGCGCTAACGCTACCGGTATATTTTATCCTGCTAATCAACTTAAAAGACGCGTTTATAAAAAGTGGGTCGGCAATAAATGGCGTAGTACAGGCGTTTTTCCGGAGGGTGCAAAAATACACGGTTACGTAGCCGAGCCAACTATAGCTAAAGCAGTACCGGGTATAACAGAAGATTATAGCGACCGTATGTTTGAAACAGTAAAAAAAGCAATAAAGGAAAATAAATAATGGCCGAAAGTACTAAAACGTTAAGGTTTGAGTTTTTAGCCGATACTAAAAAGTTTTTAGGCAATATAGGGTCGGTAGGTAAAAAATTTGGCGACTTAGGTAGTGAAATGAAAGCTACCGGCGATACTATAAATAAAGTAGTAGCGGGTATAGGCGTAGCTGCAACTGCGGCCGCCGGCAAATCATTATTAGCGTTTAGAGATTTTGAAAACGGTATGAACGAGGTATTTACTCTTTTACCGGGTACTAGCCAAGAAACTTTTGATCAAATTAATAAAGACGTTTTAAAGCTATCTAAAAGCATAGGTAAACTCCCGGAAGATGTTATCCCGGCGTTATATGACTCATTATCAGCCGGCGTACCACCGGATAACGTTTTTGCTTTTTTAGAGGTAGCTAATAAATTAGCCGTAGGTGGTGCTACCGAATTAGGTATAGCGGTAGACGGTTTAACTACCGTAGTTAATGCTTTTGGTAGTGATGTAATTAGCGTAGGCGAGGCGTCCGATATTATCTTTACCGCCGTTAAGGGTGGTAAAACTACCGTAGAACAATTATCTAAAGCTATGTTCAACGTAGCACCGATTGCAGCGTCTATGGGTATAGAATTTGGTAACGTTACGGCTGCCGTAGCAACCTTAACCGCGTCCGGTACTCCTACTAGCGTAGCTATGACGCAAATTAGAGCCGCTTTATCCGAGTTAGCTAAACCTACTACAAAAATAAGTCAACTTTTTAAAGAGCTAACCGGTAAAAGCTTTGAAGAATTTATTGCGGGTGGCGGCGACTTAAAAGAGGGTTTTGACATAATTGCTGCCGGTGCTAAAGCTAACGGTAAACCCCTAGCGGATTACGTAGGTTCGGTCGAGGCTCTCGGTGCTATTCAAACTTTAACCGGTAAAGGTAGCGAAAAATTTGCTAGTGAAATTTTAGCTGCTGAAAATGCAATAGGTGCAACCGACGCCGCTTTCGAACAGGGGTCGCAGGGTATAGGTTTAGTTTTAGAAAAATTAAAAGCAGCGTTTCAAGTATTACAAATAGAAATAGGCCAAAAGTTAGCGCCAATACTTATAGACGCTATAGATAATATCCAAAAGCGTTTTGATCAAATTAGACCCGGCTTAGAAAACTTCGTTAAAAACGTTAAAAGCTTTTTTACTAGCGACGAGGTAGTTAATACTATAAATAAACTTAAAGACGCTTTTGCTACGTTACAAGAACGTTTAGCGCCGGTAGTAGACAAAATAATTACGTTTTTTAAAGCTAACCCTAAAGTAGCTTTTACGGGTTTAGCGGTCGTTATAGGCGGTATATTACTAGCTAGCGTAATAAGTCTTGCTAGTGCTTTTGCAGCCTTATTTAGTCCCGTTACGCTCATAATAGGGGCTATAGCAGGGCTTGCTATGGGATTTAGGTACGCATACGATAATTTTGAGGGTTTTAGAAACTTTATAGATAACGGTATAAATTTTCTTAAAAACTTATTTAGTAATTTTATAGCGTTTTTTAGAGGCGACGGTTTTCAAAATGCTATGAAAACAGGTTTTGATTTCGTTAAAACTCAATTTAATTTATTAGCTAATGTTTTTAAAGGTGTAGTAGATTTTATAAAAGCTTTATTTAGTGGCGACGTAAAAGGTGCAGTTGACGCACTTAAAGATATATTTAAAAATTTATTAGCTTATTTTAAAAATGGGTGGGATTTATTAGGTACATTAAAAGACGTCTTTTTAAATGCTTTAACTAAAGCTAAAGATTTTATTTGGCCTAGATTAAAAGAGTTTGGTAAAGGCTTTATAGAAACTATTACTACCGTATTAAAAACTAGTGCCGGCGTAGTACTAGAGGGCGTTAAGTTTGTATTTAATAAAGTTATAGATAAAATTAACGGCTTTATTAATGGTTTAAATAGCGGACTTGCTTTTAGCTTTTTCGGAATAGATATTGATCCACCCGATATACCTAACATACCAAAATTGGCCAAAGGTGGTATCGTAACTAAACCTACTGTCGCTATGATTGGCGAACAAGGTGCCGAAGCGGTAGTTCCGTTACCCTCGAGAGTTGGCGGGGGTATTGGCCTAGCGCCTACTATAAACTTAACCGTTAACGCGGGCTTAGGTACCGACGGTGCCGAAGTAGGCCGTATAATAGTTGAGCAAATCGAAAAATATAACAGACGTAATCTTAGGTTTGTATAATGGCCACGCCGCAAGTACGCGTACGATTAGGTTTTACCCCGAATACTTTTACCTTAGACGATTTAGTTAGGGGTAAATTAGATTTTGCTGAATTAGGCGGTGCTACTACATTAACCGACGTAACTAGCGACGTGCAAAACGTAGCTATAAGTCGTGGGCGATCTAAAGATTTAGATAGCTTTTTTACCGGTAGTTGCGCTATAAAGCTTTTAAATAATAGTCGTAAATATGAAAATACTAATACTAGTAGTCCTTATTATCCCGGTATCGAGCCGTTTATTATTATGCACGTAGACGCTACAACGGACGGCGGTAGTACATACGAAGACTTATTCGTTGGCTTTGTAGCGGACATAAATTTAACCTACCCGG